AATATCTGGAGTTGGAATCCCGAAGCCGGTTGCCATCCCGTCCTCTTCGTCCTTAGGAACCGCCGTTCCTATCCCTCCTTATGGTTTATTATATCCTTACTCTTCTAGAGTTACACGACGAAGGCCCAAAAGCCCCGGGGCCCTAAGGGGCCTTTCTAGGGGGCCATGCGAGGCCTATCTGCACTAACTCTGTGGGACTTACACGGGGGCTGGGCCTGGTCGTCTACCCGAATTTTCTTCGCGGGACTTTTTCAAAAAGCTTTTAGGGATCACATCTGAATACATCGTTTTCCACAAAAAAACTTCGAGAGAAATTTCAAAAAACTTTTTAATAATTCGAATATAAAGTTAAAGGTTTTCAGTATGATTAGAAAAGACATGTCTTTGTTATTAAGCGAGTGGAAAGTTTTTTTAAATGAGTCGCGAGAAGTAGCTATTGAGAGTGAAGTTGAAGTTATATTTCCTGATAGTATTAATAGAGATTTGTTATTGAAGGGAGACGCTGATAGTGAGATAAGTGGTTTTGTTTATCCTGATGGTGGTAGTCGTTTGAGAGGTGGTATATATTGGCGAGGTGAATTGGTTGGGTTTATGACGCCGAGAGAAGAGAAAGGTGGTTGGAGAGTTGGAGCAATATATATTGATAATGAAGTAAGAGAGAGAGTTAAGGGAATTGGAAGTATAGCGATATCGAAGTTTTTTGAGGGTAGAGAAGCTTCTGATTTGCTTATTGGTGTGGACAATATTTCTTCGCAGAGAGCGTTTAGTAATGCTGGATTTAAAGATACTAGGAAAAAGTATGTTGATGATAGTGATGTTTGGGAAGCGACTGTGTGGAGCAGGGCGTCTCGTGAGTCACAGACGTAGAAAATTTTTACGGCACTTACTTGGAATAGTAATTTCAGTTTTTTAGCAAAAAACTTCGAGAGAAATTTTGGAAAACTTTTTGTTTATAAACTGATAAGTAGAGTTATATAATGTTTGTTGTAGAGGGAGATTAAACGTATGCGTATATCTGAACATAGATTGAGAAGGTTGATTCGACAAGTGATAAGTGAAGTTTCTGATTCAAGTCGAACCGTAGACAAAGAATTGTTTTTCAAGAAAATTGCTGAAGGTGTTAGCGCTGTATTTTTTGTAAATGATGATCAATTTTATAGTTTTGAATATTCTAGAAGTAGATTTAGAATGAAGATAAATAATGAGGAAGTTGACTTTACGATGACTGAGTCGGGTCGAAATCTTTTGGAAGAGTTATGGGAAGAGCATACTGATTCTGTGTCTTATATGCCGATTGGTGTTTGTGTAAAGGCTGTTGTTGCTTACTTAGAAGACTTAGGATTGCGTACGCAGTCGTCTAGAGGCTTGCATCGTGATATTAAAAACAGAGAAAGAAAAGATCTTGAAGCGCGTCTTGTTGGTAAAGGTTTAAAAAATATTTGGGGTGACAAGATTTGATCGAGCTGGGAATCTCTAGAGTCACGACGTTTATATGTGTTAAATCTTTTTAACTGATTTGTTTAAACATATATGATAATGTAGAAAGAATAGACAAGGATTTATATATGACACAGATTAGATATGTGCCTCAAGTGCCTAGAACTTTAGGTGAAGCGTTGAGAGTAACAGCAAAGCGTATTGCTTCTGGGAGTCGTTATAAGTGGACGCATATGGGAGCATGTAATTGTGGGCATTTAGCACAGACTGTGACATTTAATTCGCCTGAAGTGTTGCACAAGATTGCTCTGCAGAGGGCGGGCGATTGGGCTGAGCAGACAAGAGAGTATTGTCCGACGAGTGGTTATCCTTTGGATTTTGTGATTAGCGCTTTGTTGGATTTGGGTGCAACTTTGCAAGAGTTAAGAGATCTTGAGCGATTGAGTGATCCTAAAGTGTTGAAGCGAATTCCTATCGAAAGGCGCCGAAATTTAGATCATCGTCGTCGAGAAGATGTTGTGTTGTATATGGAGACTTGGGCTTGTTGTCTTAAATAATAAAATATATTTAATATTTGCATGATAAATAGTAACATTAATGAAAGAAATATTAGATGATGAATAAAAAAGAATATAATTTATTAGTTGAAAGTTGGCGATTATTTTTAAAAGAAGGATCAAGTCAAAATAATAGTTTGTTTTTTTTGATCGGACCGCCAGCAATAGGTAAGAGTTTTTGGGTTGAGAACAATTTAGATAATCCTTATATAATAAGTCTAGATGTCGAAAATGAAGCTGTTTCAAAAAAGTATGGATTGACTTATGATGATATGTTTTTGTCACCTACAAAAGAAGAAATAGAAAAAGATGTAGTTCATCCCGAGTTTGGTCCAATTATTGATCAACAAATAAGTTGGAAAACTTGGGTACCGAAAGCATGGGAAAAAATTAATAATGCTGAATTAGAAGTTTTAGAAAATCACGAAAGAAACATAGAAAACGCAAAATCTTCTGGTCGTGATGTTGTAATTGACATGACTAATATGAATCAAGCTAGTAGAAGTAGAATAAAAGATCAATTAGATCTTTCTAATTACAAGACAGTAGGTGTTGTTTTTCATTGGGAAGAAGACGGTATTTCTTATTTAGATGATTTAAAATCAATTTCTAAAGATAGAAGTAAAAAGTATCAAGAACAAGGTAAATCTAAAACTATTCCTGATGCTGCTTATGACAGAATGACCTCAAACTATCAAGGCCCACTAGAAAAAGAGTTTGATGAAGTAATTGACGTACCTGTGAGCAAAAACGCTATAGGTCATTTCAGATCTTTGCATAAAAACAATTAATCGAGCTAGGTAGCTCTAGAGTCACGACGTTTATTCTGAGTTAATATTGTACGCAGAAATATATATATTATCAAGTGTATGTATAAGATTAAACTGGGATTGAAATATGAATCGTAAAGAATATAAATTATTGGTTGAAGGATGGAAGGGTTATTTAAACGAAATTGCATCTGATATAAGTGGTGTAACGAAGATTAAGTCATTTGTTGATAGAATAGTTGCTTTACGTGAAGAGACTGGAAAAGATATCAAGATTAGGGCGAGACTAAATGGCACTGTATTAGAAGTTAATTTATTAAACTATTCAGTTTTAAGAATGAATGGTGTATTTTATCAAAAAGCATGGCTTAATCATCTTGGAACAGTAGATAGAAATGTAAAAGTTAATGGCGAGCGTGATCCTTACGTAATAAAATATTCAGATGTAGGAGGAGGATTTGGTCCTTTGCTTTATGAGATAGGATTAGAGATTGTTAGCTGTAACTTGGATGGTGCATTAATGAGTGATAGAAGTGAAGTATCTGAGGAAGCTGAACGTGTTTGGGATCGCTATCTTAGAAGAGCTAAGTCTGAATTTAATCTTGAAGCTGTTAAGATGGATTTTTCTGATGAGTCTTGGGATGATGTAATGTATGATGCACCTTTTTCAGATATGTCTGATGAGGAACAGGAAAGATTCAAGCAAACAAAAAAATACACAGAAGATGATCCGACAGATGACATATACCAATATTCAGCTATTTTAAATTCAGCTGAAAAAGGTAATTTTGTTGATGGTGACTGGAAAAATTTTGAAAGCCCTTTAGCGTATGCTTATTATAAGTTAGAACCTGAGGTGCTTAATTATATAGAAACCTTAGATGAAAACTTAATTGAAATAGATTTATAATTTGAGCAAAGTCTTGAAAAAGTTATGCTTTATACAATGCGATGGACTTTTTCAAATGCAATAAATTATTTGAAATTTAGGAGTATTTTTGGAGGCTGATTAATAGGTAGATTTGACTTATTTGAAAGGGCATTTATTATGAGTCGGATTGCTTATTGTTTTTTGTTTTTTACGTTATGCTGCAGTGATTATCATGACAACGAAGGTTTTGATAGTTTGGGTGAAAAGAAGGTGTGCGACTCAATAAAAGTGAGAGTGCGTGCCTGTACTGGAACAGGCGTTGAGACATGGGGGGGATGTCGCGAAGTGCCTACGGATATTGCTTGGGCGAGAGATTGTGAAGAGGTGAAGTGGAAACTAAGATTAGAAAATTTAAAAGAATAGCAGTTTTTGTTTTTTAAAATATATATAATAAACAGACCAGGAAAAGGATTTAAAATGAGAATAACAGAAAAGCAGTTAAGAAGAGTCATAAAGAGAACAATGAACGAGATGCATCACGAAATGGTTTCTATGCCAGTAATGCATTCAACACCAAGCACAGGACATTCAATGATGCAAAAAGCACAAGCTTGTATGGGAATGGATGCACAAAAGTTGTTCATGATGTGCACAATGATTTGTTCACAAAACCCTGAAATGTGTGATCTTTGCAAACAATTATGCAAATGCGTATGTGATGGTGACATGGAAGGATGTTGTGATTGCTTAGATCAAATTTGTGCATGTGCAAAATGCTGTGATATTTGTGATATTTGTTGTGGCGCCTAATTTTTTTAAACTGAGGTAAAAAAACATGTCTGAAGTGAACAATAGCAATAAAAATATGTGGTTAGCAGTTTCTCTAGCAGTAATAACATCAGTGACGTCGTTAGGGACTGCCTTTATTTCTAAAGATACAACTTCTATTGATGACTTAAATGAAAAAGTTGAAAAACTAGAAGAAGATTATAAAAGTCTGCAAGCAGTTAATGAAAAGCTTCATAGTTTAATTATTTTAGCTAATGATAAAATTAAAGATTGCAGTTGTAATTAGGTTTTTGTTAATTTTTCTACAGTTTTGTAAATTTTTTTAATTTCTTCTTCGTCAAAGCATTTTCTATTAATTGCTTCTTGCAATATTTTTATTAATATATTAATACATGTTAACTGCGTGTGATTTATTTTATAATTCATAATATTTATATTAAGTTAATATAAGAAGGTTTACAATGTTAAAAAAAATAATAATTTGTTTTGCTTTTTTCTTTGCTTCAACAGTTTCATGTTCAGAGAAAAAGCAAGAGGTAGAAGTAGAATCTGAGTGCAAGCAAATAAAAGACATCGTAACAGATTGCATGGGATTACATAGAGGTGCCTTTGACTATATTAAAAGTTGTGGTGATTCATCTTTAAATGAAATTAAAAAAATAGATAGTTGTAAAGGTATATTGTTTTATATAGAAAACAATTAAAGTTATTAAAAAATGAATAATAGAGAATATAAACTTCTAGTAGAAAACTGGAACAACTATTTACTTGCTGAGGATAAAATCTGTATCCTTGAAGAAAATTTAACTCAAAGAAATCTAATTAATGAAAATTTTTTAAAAAATCTAAGAGCTAAAGGAATAAAAAATTCTGTATTGATTCCTATACTTTTAATTAAAACAATATCATTATATACAGATGTGGCACACGCTCATGACGGCAGTGAAAATAATTTACCGACATATTCGCAAGTGCAAGCTGCTGCAGATGAGCATGACAAAATTAGCACTGAAGATTTTGATGAAAACGACTTTAAGCAAGCTTGTAAAGTTGTTAATAAGTTTAAATTATTTAATCCAAAAGATTTAAACAAAGATAGAAATGTTTTTGATAAAATATTTAATAAATCAAATGAAGCTGATATTGAAGATCTTTTTAGAAAATCTTTTAAAAAAGGCTTAGATAGCGTAGAAAATCAAAAAGTTAACAAGCTATTTCAAGGAGTTTATACTAAAGTAACAGCGCAATGTCTAAATCCAGAGTCTAGCGAAAAAGTAACAAAAGAAATTTATGATTCTGTGACAAAATTGTATAAAAATAAAAGTAGTGATATTATAAAGGTTAACGTAGCAAGCGATTTTGATTTGCACGTCGGAATTATGAAACCTGGAAATTATAAAAACTATGCAGATATTATTACTAAAGTTTTTTTTGAAGATAAACTGTCTGTGAAAAAAAATGGAAAAGATTTTCCAGATCTAAAAAATAAAATATTACAAGAAGTATCTAATAGTTTTTTTAAGATGATAAAAAATAAAACAGAAAAAGGTTTAACATATCCTTATCACTATTTTACTTTTTTATTAAATAAAGCATTAGATAAAACTCTAAATTCTGAAGATATGAAGGGTATAACAATATCGCTAGAAAATATAGACACAGGCGAGCATGGAGGTTTAATTTTGCTATCACCAAGCGCATCAGAAGCTGTTGTCGAGCATGAGCTGGGGCATGTTATTAGCATGAATATTGACGATGTTAGAGAAAATATTAATAATTCATATTATGATTTTATGGAAAATATGCATAGTAATCAAAAAGAAAAAATTACGCTTAAAGACGTAACCGACTTTTTGTTAAAAAAAGTTTCAAGTCAATATAATTTCAACATTTCAGACATTAACGATTTAAACGAAAGTGGTCAAAAAAAGTTAATAGAAAACTCTAAACTTTTTATAAATATGTTAATAGGCTCAGGGTGCATAAAAGCGTTAGAAGATGGAAGTTTTAAGTTAGAAGTTAGCTCTGGTTGGTGGGATATTTATTTGCACAGTCTTGAAGAGAGAGTAGAAACAATACATCATAGTTTAATTGAGGGTCTTAAGATGGACAAGTCTACTTTGATTAAGACCTTAAAAAAGGTAAAAAAGATAACTAAGAAAAATGTTTTTTACGATAAGTATGAAAAGAAAAACTTTGATATTCAAGCTTACGGTGAATGGCAGAAAAGTCTTTTACAAAATGATGTTGATAATGATATTTCACAAAAACTATCTAGTTTAATGGGTATTGAATTAGGAGCTAAAAAAGCCTATGACAAAGAATACGTAATTTCTCAAATGGATAACTTGATAATTTTGATAGATTCAAATTTTGACTAAAGTAGAATATATAGTATAAAAAGAGCGGTAAAGACGAAATGAATAAACAAGAAACAAAACTTTTAGTAGAAAACTGGCGAAAAATGCTAAATGATGATTTATATAGCGAAAATCAAATGCTAAATGAAATAAATTTAAAAAATACACTTTTAACTTTAGCAATGTCAGCAGCAGCTTTAGTGCCAAATTATGCTGAAGCAGTTCCTACATCTACGATTCAAGATGAAATCTCAATTTCAGTAGAGAATAGAACAGACGGTGCAATATCAGCTTATAATGTGTCAGGTGACAATGGTTATATGACTATTCTTGCAAAAAGTAAAGAAGGTGCTGAAAAGACTTGTGCTGAATATAATGAAAATGGGGAAAAAAACTCTAACATTTTAATATACGGTTCAGATGATGCAAGAAACATGAATGCTAGAGAGCTTGCAATATTAAAGCTTTCTATTGAGCACCGTGGGCCGTTATCTAAATTGGCTAAAAAAGCGAGACGTGATAATTCTAATGATTTAGCAGATAAATTCAATAAAGAAGTAGCAAGGTCTATAAGTGAAATGAGTGACAGAGAAATCGAAGACATGTATGATATAGCAGAAACTGCTGTTGGAAGTACAAGAATGGGTAAAATAAAAAAATTTGCGTCAAAAAAAATGTCGTCCGGTGAGTCTTATGAAGGAGTCGAAGGAGTAGGAAAAATTAATCCTGCAGATATTAATACAGATGACGACGTAAATTTTAAATCTGTTAGATCTGGGCGTCTTGTGCATAGAGAATACTTTAAAAGTGAAATAGCTCATAAAAAGGCATCACTTGTTTTTTTCTTTGTCTTACCTGATACTTTAAAGTCTGGTTCACATCATGATAGACTTAGAAGCAAAATGTTTGATAAATCAAACGGTAATTTTGACTTTAATAATTTATTGTGAGACAATTATTTATCATGTATAACTACCAAGTGTAAAGTAGACTTGTTTTTATCACGATGTCGTTAGTCAAAATATCTTCTGGTGGCTTTGTATCGTACATATACTTTAAAGAGTTATCTAAAGATATGTTCCAAGAAGATATTAAAATTGTTCTGACGTTTGCTTCTAGATTGATTCTATAGTCTTCTTGATTGGTAAATAGCGGTTGATAATAAAGTGTAAACAGGATTAAATTCTTTTTATCTTTTGAAACTGATTTTGCCATGGTAATATAAGACGTGCTACGAATTAAAGTGCTTTCTTTTCTATCTTTTAACATTTCATAATCTGTCATTACTCCTGTGCCTAAGCTTAAAGAAAGATTTTTTGATTGAATTATCTCAGATCTTAGGCCTATACCATTTAACTGTCTTATATTGAGTGCTTTAAATTCATCTTGCTGTATCTGTGTAAACAACTCAAAACCTAAAATCTTCCAAGTCATCCATGTCCATCTAAGATGTGCAAACGAGTTGTTTTTAAATTTCTTGTCTGATTGACGTCCTTGTGAAGATTTTGTTTGCAAAAAAGTATGATGCTTATTTTTTTTAAAATGAACTAGAATATCTGAGTCAAAAGCAGTAATATCAACATTACCTCTTTGTAATTCAAGTCCTCCTTTAGCCTCACCCCAGAAAACTGTGTCTTTATTTTGACTTCTAATAGATTCTATGTTGACTTGAGAAAAAGTTATGTTTATATTGAAAATACAAACAAAAAAAATAGTTGATAAATAATTTAATTTCAAATTATAACTCCTTATTAGCTATAAAGTATATTATAAACTGACTTTAAAGAATACAAATTTTCTTTTAAATTATTTTTTGCTCTTTCATGTGCTCTTTTTAATAAATTTGTATTTTTTTCTGCTCTTTTATTTGAAGATTGTTGTGCATGATATTCAGGAGATCGATTCTTGATTTCTTCAAACATATTTTTCAGAGACTGGATTTCTAATTGGTCATTATTGTCTGCAATTGAATTAATATATTTTTTAACAAAGCCTTGAAAGTTAGGAAATTCTTCTTCTAAGAAATACATACCTACATTATAAGACATGTCAATAATTACATCTTGCACATCTTTATCCATCTGGAAAAAATATTTTTTAAAAACATCTGAGTTAGTATTATGATAATCTATTGATTGGTTAATATATCTATTTAGACATTCTTCTGCTAATTCTGCTGATATAAATCCTCTCGATTCTGCAGTTTCTTTTTCTAAATCGAGATCGTTTTTTTGATTTTCTAAAGAATCTTTTCTTTCTCCTAATCTTTCAATTTCAGCTTCAACAGTGTCAGTATACCTTTTTCTTTTTTTCGTATCTTTTATTTTTTTCCATTTTTTAAGTTCAGCATTTTTTAGTTTAATTTTATTGTTAACTCTTAAAATTATTTTATCAATTTTTGTTTTTTTTGCTTTGATTGTCTCGCTAAAGTGTTTAAGTAATTCTTTTTGATTTTCTTGCTCATACTGACTTTTTTCACTATCAGATATGTTGCATTTTTTATACAAGTTATCAACCCAATTTTCAGGCAAGTTGTCTGGTTCGATATTGTCAATAAAAAAAGTACCGTAGCCTATTGAAACTCCATCTCTATCTTTGTAGGGATAGGGTTTAAACCCTTCAAAGTTTTTTATCCTTGTTTTAGATCTTGCTAATAACTTTGACTTTTCGCTTAAACTTACATTTTTCATCTTTGTTTTTTGATTTTCTTTAGACACATTAGATGTTGCACTATAAACTGTTTCTTTTGGTTTGTTGTTAATAACTTTTATTACTTGTTGCACTTCAATATTGTTATCATTAGCAATTTGTCTTAAAGCTTTAAATTCTTCATCTGGAGTATCGCCACTAAAAAACAAAGCTGCAGCCAATGCTGATATTTTTAAGCCTTTTTTAAGGTTAAATAAAGAAAGTAAATTTTTCATTTTAGGCTTTAACTGTGAAGCTTTTATCAGGTCTTCTTTGTCTACCTTTGTTTCTAAATTATCAGTTATTATTGGATTGTCAATTATAGTATCATTTAAGTCTAAAGCACTAATATCTAGCGCTGTGTGCTCTCCTGCTTGATCTTTTCTTAAACTTTCATTTATATCTACTTTAGATATTTCTTTATAGAAGTTTTTGAGTAAGTAGTGATTATGTTTATTTTCAGCAATTATAATCATATTTGTCTGTACCTTTTTGTTTTTTATTATAAGATAATTATAAAATGTTTTAATTAATTTTAGAAAGAAGTAATATGAATAATGACGATTTATATATTATTCAGTCTGATATGACTGGTATGATAAAAATAGGTAGATCTAGAAATCCGCAAAAAAGATTAAAACAGCTTCAAACTGGAAATCCTAACAAGTTAAAATTAATTGCTTCGTTTAAAGGAGAAGGGTGGAAAGAAAAAATAGTGCACGAAAGACTTGATAGATATCGACTCGAAGGTGAGTGGTTTAGTTATGATTGTGTTGGAAGTATTCCTGAGAGTTTGTATGAAAAAATAATATTTGGTTCTTTTGATGAGTGGTGGAATGTTTAGTTAAAAAACATTTACTTCTTATTTTTTATCAATTTTTGGCATCCATTCATCGACTTCAGGATGTAGTATAACTTGAGATTGATCCTTTGTTTTAATAGGTTTTTCATTTTGAAAAACAGAAAGTTTATCTATTACAGCATTTTGTAATTCAAATATTTGTTCTCTTAATAACTGCATTTGGATTTGAGAATCACGCAGACGTGCTATTAATGCAGCTCGATCAGCGTTAGCAGTTGCAAGTTTATCTTTTAATTCTTCAACTTCAGAAGGATCTCTACCAGAAGCTATGGCAAGCATTGACGAAATACTGCCTGTGAGCATGCCGATAATACCAATTAATATATCCCTGTTTTCTTCAACTATTTTTGTTGTAGATAGAAAATATATAAGTTCACAGATGCAAAACATAAATACGACACTTGCCCACCAACCTCTTTTAGCTTTATCGCTTTTTGTAAATTGTTTGTTTGTTTTTTTCTCGTCAGACATTATCTAAGATCCTGTTAATGTATTATATAAAAATATATATATTTCTTTTAAAAAAGGATAAACCCATCCAATATAACTTTTCAAATCTATTCCTGTCATTGTATAGAATATTGCGTTACCGTGAAAAGTATTTGCTGTTTTAATTAAACCCCAGGAAAAATAGCAAAGAATAGTAAAAGATAGACGATACATTATCCACCAAAAAATTTCTTTTAAAGTTTTATTTCTGAGTCTTGTTCTTATTTTTTTTGCGCCACCAATTCTTTTAGCTTTTTCTCCACTTGATGGAGGTTGTAGTTGTGCTTCTATTAAACCAATTGCATAAATAGATTCAGGATTAGAGACACCTTTAAACTTATATAACCCAACTAGTGCAGCTTGTGCTTTCTTAGGAATAAACATACTTCTATGACCATATTTTTTATACTGTATAAAAGCTGACTTTGAAAGCAAAATTTGTTCTTCACCACATATTGACATAGTTCTTGCAGCAATATTTTTACCAATGCCTTCTAGATTTATTCTTTTCCCGCCTGCTCTGACGATATGCGCTTCAGACTTTACTATGAGCATTTTGTCCCAATGTATTCCTACTCTGCTTCTAAAAGGAAACTTCTTTTTCCTAAGATACTTTTTATAGTCAAATGCAAAACCTATCGCATTTGATACTGACGGAAACATCATTAGATGACCGTCAGAAGCATCAATAAGTTGACCGTTATGTCTAGCAATAAAATTCATGACTGCCTTGTCGTGTATCTTAAACCACGTTGCTGCTACGTAAGAACCATTTTTTTGAACAAATCTAGTACTTCCAATAATATCTGTTAATACTATTGCTATGTTTGCTTCTATAATGTTTTTATCTATTTCAAATGACATTTTAAAAAATCTTTCTTTGACATGACAGTGCGTTTACAATAAAAAAAGATTATTGTATTTTATATGAGATTCTTTTATACATAATAAATATTTAATATCGATGAATAAAGAAAGATAAAGGCTTATGTTCGATAAAACACCTTTGAAAAGTAAAAAATTTTTAGCTTATTTACTAGCTGATCTCGGATGGAAAATAATTATTTTATACATGCTTGCACATTTACAATCTAAACTTGATCCAGAAGAACTTACTTTTTTATTGACCGTTGTAATTACAAGTGGTATAATACAAATAGGTTACATTCTAGGTCAGGCTGCTTTAGACAAATATATTACGGCTGCAGTTGATATATTTGACAAGGATAACAAAAATGAAAAAAACAAATAAAAATATAGTTATTGATATCAATGGCTGTTCTCTACTTTTAAGCGAATCCCAATCTCTTTACTTATCAAATAGCTTAAAAGATATTTTAACTATTACACAAAAGCTAACAAAAAAAGACATAAAAAAAATTATTTTTAATATTTATGAAAATTCTCATGAAAGACTTTTTAGAAATAATGATATTGACTTAATTGTGGAAAGTATTACAAAAAAAATTAATGAGGAGCCAGGTAGGAATTATTCTTCTCATTTGGTAGGTGATAGTGGTAACATAACTAAAAAAAAAATTCTTTCAAAAAATAACAACGTAAACTTTGAAGTTGGAGTTGATACAAATACGCAGAGAAGCACAATAAATGACGATGAAGAAGAAGATTATTATGAATACACAAGGTTTGATGATGAAAGCGATGCGAATATAGCAATAAACAACTTTTTCATAAAAAATATTAATAAATTGTAAATTTGTATTTTTTGTAATATAATTTTTCTTTGAATTAATATAAATCAAAGAGTATAATAAAATTGAATAATAAAGAAAAATGGAGCAATTTTTTTCCTTACACTAAGCCAAGAATAGAGCAAGAAAGATCGATCAACAGTATTATTAATTCTTTGTCTAGTAACAAAAAGTATATTATTGTTGATTGTGGAACAGGTATTGGTAAAAGCGCTATAGGACTAACTTTAGCTAAATATATAAATAGTGACAAAAGTCTTACAGGAAACTTTCAAGAAGGAAGCTATTTTTTAACAACACAGAAGATTCTTCAAGATCAATATGAAAAAGATTTTTCAAATAAAGGGTTAATATCACTTTACTCTTCTAAAAACTACACTTGCAAAAGAGATAAAAACAGCATTTCTTGTAAAGAAATTCAAACATCTATAAGAACAAGCAATCAAAATAAAACGTATAAGGAATGTAGTTATGATTGCATTTACAAAAAAAAGAGAAAGTCTTTTATTGAAGAAGATTTAAGTATTACTAACTTTAGTTTTTTCTTAACAGAAAAAAATTATAGTAAAAAATTTCCTAATAAAAAGGTATTAGTAATAGATGAAGCGCATAACTTAGAAAATGAACTTACAAGATTTATTGAAATAAACGTAAGCGAATTTTTCTCTGAAAAGATTTTAAAACTTAAAATTCCTAAGGAAATAAAAACTCAAGGTCAAGTTTTTAGATGGATCAAGAACGAGTATTTAAAAAAAGTAACTGATAAGATAAATTTTGTATCAATACAGCTTGAAAAACTTGGAATCACTACTAGAAAGCTAGAAGAATTTAAAAAAATCACAAATCACTACGATATGCTAGTTGCGCACCAGCAGAAAATAAATAGATTTGTTGAAATATATGATAGTGATAATTGGATATTCGATATAGAAAAAAACGATAAATACAAGAAATTTATTTTTAAGCCAGTAGACGTATCTTCTTACGCAAAACAATATATGTTTGATTACGCAGACTATGTAATATTTATGTCAGCAACAGTCATATCACAAGAGTCCTTTTCTATATCATTAGGACTACCTTATGAAAATACAATTTATATTAAAGAATCATCTCCTTTCCCAAAAGAAAATCGACCTGTTGTGTTTTGTCCTGCAGGGAGCATGTCTTACAAATGCATAGATAAGACTTTGCCTGTTATGAGTGAGATGATCAGCAAAATAATGGAAAATCACAACAAACAAAAAGGTATAATACATACACATAGTTTGAAAATAGCTAATTACTTAGTGAAAAGTATAAAATCAAAAAGACTAATACTAGCTTATGGAGAAAATAGAGAAAAAATGCTTCAAAAGCACATAAACAGTAAAGGCAATACAGTACTGATTTCACCTTCTATGTCAGAAGGTGTTGATCTTAAAGGAAAACTTTCAGAATTTCAAGTGATTTGTAAAGTACCTTTCCCATTTCTTGGCGACAAGGCTGTTAAAAAGAAAATGAATAAGTGGAAATGGTGGTATAGCACACAAACTTTAAGGACAATAATACAAAGTATAGGCAGAAGTATTAGGTCTGAAAATGACAGTGCTGTAACTTACATTCTCGACCAAGACTGGAGTAAGGTTAAATCTTACGCAAAAAACAACACTACAAGCGAGATATTTGATAATTATAGCGAATTCTAATATCAGTCACAAAGGTGTTTAAAAATGAAAAAAGCTTCCGGATTTTTATTGTTCTACGATAATGTTAAAGGTTTAGTTAAAGGTTTAGCAAAAGAAAAGTTAATATTGGTTTTAAAAGATATTAACGGTAAAGGAGATTTTCCAAAAGGTGTAGTTGAAGAGGAAAAACTTGAAAGTCTAATACAATGTGCAATTAGAGAAACAAAAGAAGAAACGGGTCTTATTATAAATAAAGATTATAAAATTATTGACAATTCTTATTTTTCTAATAAAACTGGCTTACACATTTTTCTTGGAAAAGTTTTATGTATCAACGGTAATTTACCAGAAATAAAATTTACAAAAAATCCCATAACAGATATAATTGAACACACAGAATATTATTGGTTAACATACGAAGAAGCTTATTTATTATTACCTAGTTATCTAAAAAAATTTTTAAAAACATACAAAGAAAAACTAAATGAACAGTGAAGAAATAAAAATCATTACATTTTTAAACAATTTCAATAAAAAATTTGAAAAAAACAAATTAAGATTTATTACTAATAAAAAAGTTTTTAACTCTAGCTTTTTGTTTTTTTTCCATCTATCTAGATCAAAAGATCTTCAAGCATTTTATTTTAAAGATCTTTTGATAAATTTTTTTAGTAAGTCTGAAAAAGTTAGTCCAGGTTCGTCTTATTATTTGTCAAAATTAATTGTTCAAAGTTATTTTAAAAACAACGAAAAATTAGAATTTAAAGACATACAGAAAAATATTGAAAATACAAAGAAATATTTTAGTTCTATTGTGAACAAAGATTACCTGGAAATGTTTTTCGAAATTATAAGTTTTGCAGGACCAGACGCAACATTAGTTTGTCAAAAAACTAATAATAACAAAATAAAAGTATCAAAATACAATAGTAGCTTTTTTAATATTGAAATTGACCCGAGATTTAGAGATGTTTTCTTTAAAAACAACAAAGAAATGACAAAAACATTCATTACAGTAGTTTTAGATGCTTATATTGAAAGAGAATCAGAAATAATGACTTTAATTGAAAAGTCTATAAAAGATAAGCTACCTGTGTTATTAGTCTGTCGAGGAATGTCAGACTATGCTGTCAAAAGCCTTAGAGAAATAATGATTAAGAACAAAGCATATGTCCTCCCTTACACTTCAAAGTTTATAAACGACGACCCGTTTATGTTTAAAGACTTATCTGAAGCTTTGCAGTTAGATATTGTGAGCTCAGAATTTGGTGATATAGTTTCAAAAGCTGTAATTGAAAAGTCAAAATTAAAGTCACTTAAAGTATCTCCAGAAAAAATATATTTTTCTAATATTGATAAAAATCTGGTTGAAAAAATTAATAAAAAGTTAAGCGAGACAAATAATCAAAGTTTAAAAGACTATCTACTTAAAAGAAAAAAAAGATTATCTTCTAATGTAGTAGAAATTAATATTCCAAACAACATGACGCAATTTTTATATGAAATTAAAAACTTGATATTATGTTATAATAATATATTAATATACGGTTTAGTAAAAGATTGTTCTGGAAAGATAAGGCTTAAAAAAGAAATAGAATATAACAATATTCTCTCAGAAAATTTTTTAAAAACCTTTAAAAACTTAGGGTTTGTAGTGAGGCAAAAATGAATTTTGTAAAACATTTAATAGAATGCCAGTGTACTTTAAAGATTTACAAAAACAAATCGAAACCAATATTTCATAAATTTCAAGTTTTTTCAAAAATTGAAAATGAAAAAGTTGTTGAAAAATATGTAATGTGTAATAATTGTGACATTTTACATAAAGTAACTGAAACCTTTAAAAGTGAAATACAATGGGGTAAAGAAAGTTTAAAGAGTCTTGTTAACAATAAAGAAGATATTAAGTTTAACCTAATCTCAAAAAACAAAAGAGATATTGTTGACTTGTTAGAAATAAATGATATAGACATAAGTGACTGGGAACTTGTAGAACATCTTATAGAAAACAAAGAAGAAGGAAGAATTCTGTTAAGTCGAGAAGAAATAGAAAACAACATTGTATATAAATTATTATACATTGAAAAAGATCATCATAGAATTAAAACAGAAATCACACAAAGGTACGTTTAATGTTAGATCCTAACAAGCCGAAAGACTTAGAATCAATAAAAAAATGTAGAAGTATTACTAACGAAATTTTAAACTTTGGTGTTTCGCAAGGTGAAATAAAAAAATTAATTGAACTTTTAAGTTTAGAACTAGAAGATACAAGCATAATGAAAGCTGTTGTTGCAGAAGTAACAAACAAACAAGAAAAAATAATAATTTAACAGGAGAAAAAAATGACAGATCAAGAAAACCAAACTGACGATTTACTAGAAAACTTAAATGATAACGCTGAATATTATAGTGCTTTAAGGGTTTTTGTAGAATCATTAGAGACTGATGTCCTTAAATCAAATAAAGGAAATAAGGCAGCAGGAGTGAGACTAAGAAAATCTTTACGAAGACTCAAACAATTTTCAGGTGACTTTGTTAAGTTTACATTAAAAGACTAGTTTATCTTTAATTTTTAAAAGCACAGACTTTTCAATTTGACAAACTCTCATTCTAGTTATTCCGAATATATTTCCTATTTCCTCAAGTGTAATGTTATTATTTTGGTCGTTGATTTTATTAATAAAACAATTATTGTTTTTTCCAGATAAGTCATGCCAGTATCTACAATCTTTGATTTTGCAAGATACATTACACTTTTTGTGTTCACTAAAACATGTTAACTTATTATTTTCTGAAGACATATATTAAACCTTTCTTTTTTATATAATATTTAGTATAATATACTTGTTAGGGGTTTACAATGAGCTTAGAAAAAAGAAAACTTTTTATAATTGATACTAGTGTTATTTTGTATGATAAAGACTGCATATCAAAAATGTCTGGAAATGACATTGTTATTCCTTTGATTGTTTTAGAAGAAATAGATAAATTTAAATCAAGAGAAGGTATTTTAGGAGAAAATGCCAGGTTTATTAACAGATTTTTAGATGATATAAGAGAAAATGGAAACTTAAATAAGGGTATTCATCTAAGCGAAAAAAACATAACAATTTCTGTCGAAACAAAAAGTCTTTGGGAGGAATTAGATGGGTTAGATAAGGACTGTAACGATAACAAAATCATTGCAGTCTCAAAATTCGTAATAAACAAAAATAAAAAAGAATATAGAGAAATTATATTAATTACTAAAGATATTAATCTTAGAGTAAAATGTGATGCTTTAAACATTAAAGCAAATGACTATTACGCAGACTATGAATTTATTAGTCAAGAAAAAGACAACTTATTTTCTGGATATAAAGAAATAGTTGTTGAAAAAAACGTAATAGATAAAATTTACAAAGAAAAGTTTTTAGTTTTATCAAAACTAGAAATAAATGAAATTGAATTGTTCGAAAACGAATGTGTTATTTTAAAAACTTCTTGTGGTCAAAGTTCTTCTTTGTGTATTAAAAAGCATAATTCTTTAAATCTAGTTAAAAGCAAAAGTGAGATATTTAAGCAAATAAGAATTGAGCCAAAAAACAAAGAGCAGACTTTTGCTTTAAGCATGCTTTTAGATGAAAACATACCTTTGATTTCATTAACAGGAATTCCTGGCAGCGGCAAAACATTTTTATCACTTATGACATCACTAAGTTTTATCGAAAAAGAAAAAGTAAAAAGAATAATTTTTACCAGACCTATTCAGACTGTTGGGAAAGATATTGGTTTTTTGCCAGGAACTTTAGAAGAAAAAATGGCTCCATGGCTTGCTCCGATTGTTGATAATTTTAGAAATCAATTCGGTGATTTAAATTACTTTAATCTAATGATTGAAAAAGGTATTATTGATGTTGCACCTTTATCATATATAAGAGGCAGAAGCTTTAATGATTCTATAATCATTGTTGATGAAGCACAAAACGCAACTGTTCACGAATTAAAAACTGTTATTACAAGAACTGGATCAAATTCTAAAATTATACTTTTAGGGGATATAGATCAAGTTGATTTACCTTACGTTAATAAGTTTTCAAACGGCTTAACAATAGTCACAGAAAAAATGAAGCAAAGCAAACTAACAGGACACATATCATTTACAAAAGGTTACAGATCTTCTTTAGCAAACGAAGCTGCTAAATTACTATAAAGGATAAAATATGCCTAAAAACATTTATGACTTAAACAGACAAAGAAAAACTTACCCCATATATAAAAGAAAGCCTGTCTATGTGGACCTCAATAGTAGTGTAATTGAGTCAATTAAGCTTAGATTTGTAGAAAACCAGTTCTCAAAAAGATATGATTTTCAAAAGGCTTTTAGCGAGGCTCCTATTTGCGTAGCTTCACCAGAAAATGAAAACGTGAATGTTTACATTGCAAGTATAACAAGAGATCATGTTGTTGTTGAAATATCAGAAGCAGCTGAGGCAACTCCGGAAGTTTATGTGCATCTTCAGATTATTAGCAGAACTGATACTTAGTATTAAAAGGAAATTATTACATGTCTATTACTTTTACAATAACAGCTACTAATGATATCACATCTTTTAATGAAGTTGACTTGTCACCAAGCTTAAATACAACTCTTACAATAAATAGTATTACTGATACTGAAAGAGCTGGAGATACTATTGCAAATAACAGCTTTAGATTTGAGTGGTATATTGTTGATAAGCCAACATCATCTAACGCTTCTATTGTGCTAACGCCTAACGATACTTATAAAAGCTCAATAACTTTTAATAGCATCGATATATGGGGTTCTTATAGAGTATTTGTTGTAGCACGAAACTTAAACACTGATATTTATTCAGAACAAAATTTATTTGTAGCACCTGAGTCTCATTTTATTAATCTAAGTGTTAAAAGTACAAATAACGATCTTGAAAAACCGGCTGCAACTCAAAGAGACTGGAATACAATATATAGTAATTTGACTGAAGTCGTAGACAGCTCAGTGAAAAAAATAAATCAAATAAAAGTTGCTTCAGACAAGACTTTCGTTTTGCCTGTTGTTTATGGCACGGGAGGACAAGTTTTAACAACAGCAGGCGACGGAAGCTTGTCATGGCAAGATGCTGCTGGTGGAAGTTCTTTAGTCGGCTTGTCTTCTAATGACACTGATACATTAACACTAGACACAGGTTTTAAGCTGAGATTTGCTGACGGGAATGCACAAATTGGCGAATTAAACGGAAATAGGCCTTCTTTTGTCTTTGCAAATACAATAGTTGCAAACAGTGCTGTGTTAGGTGTAATAAATGATGTAACCTTTGACTTTAATGTTCAAGGAACAGCAGGTCAAGCGCTAGTAACAAACGGAAGTGATATAGTTACATTCCAGGACATCAGCTATAATAACTTAGTAGATATACCTACAGTTACTCAAAATCTTGGAGCTGACACAGGTTCAGAAATTTTAACTTTTGGGGGAGGAAGAACTTTAAACATTATAGGCGGCAATAATGTAACAACGTCAGTAGCATCAGATACCAATAACATAAGCATTACAATAAATGCATCAAGTGGGGGTGGAGGTGTAGTAACAGGTGATAAAATTGAAGAAGGAGATACGTCTGTAGAGACAATTGATTCTGGGTCCGATGGACAAATTGTTTTCAAAACAAATAATCAAAGCAGATGGACTTTTAACAACTCTGGACACTTAATACCTTCAGATAATGAGCAGTATGATATTGGAAGTGCTGAAAATAAAGTTAGACATTTATATTTAAGTGACAATTCTTTAAGCATAGGTGACGCTAAATTAAGTATTGGTATTAATGATCAAATGTATAGCACTAGTAATAATAAAAGTTTAGACTTAGATATATCAAGTATATCATTAAAAAACTATACTTTTAATAATTCACAAGTAAGTCCAGAATCAATTATAACAGGCACTACATATAGAATAGAAAATCCTGGGTCGATTGATTTTAAAATAGTAGGGGCTGATTCTAATACAGCGGGACACATATTTGAAGCAACAGCAGACGGCACAGCGCTTACTAATGATGGCATTGCATATTTAAATCAAAGCAGCAGAACACCTTCAAACAATTATATATACGTTCAAACCAATTTTGATGATAGTAACAAAGTCGATTTAAAATATAATGATGGAATAACGGGGAAAAATATAGTCACAGTCAATGATAGTGGTATTCAAAATAACAGTGTTTTAAGCTACAATAGCGGTGAGTGGCAAAGTCAGTCTATAAACGATTTGTCTCATAAAACTTGGCATGCCACGCATAGCAATGAATGGACAACAAGTTTAGCTTTTGTTGCAAGTGGAAGCAAGTATGCTTCTCAAATAGGAGCTTTAAAATACATCTTTTCTTTTAAAAACAATACAGGAAATTCTCTTGTAATTAAAAAAATAACTTTGACATGTAACGAAATGTACTCGTCAACAATTAAATGGTCAGCAAGCTTTGCAACCAATGCTGAATTTATAACAAATCAATCAGAAACTTTACCAGCTATGTCAACTTCAGTAAGCATGTCGCAACAAAACAAGATTGGCGTTCAAGATGGCGACTTAGGTATTGGCTTTAGCGAATGGAATGATGACACTTACAATCAAAACAACCAGACAGCGCTACAGTCAGACTACTTTCTTCTTATCTCAATTAATGACATGTCATCAATTCATTCTTCTTATTCAAACAAAAAATTTACAGCTACAGTATATTATGCATAGTAGTAGGATGAAATATGAGTATTGTATATAAAAATCACCCTGACTTAGGATTTGGTAGTCCTTCTTTATTAAAAACTAGTCATTTTAATATTTCTACATTGACATACACAAATACTGGTTTTGGTTCTCCAGAAAGCGTTATAATAAATAATATAGAGTATGTTAATTTGCTGGACGCAAAATTTGGAAGCCCCTTTTTTGAAACAACATGGGCAAATTTAACTAGAACTAGAAGTCAAACAATTGAATACACAACAATATTGGAAGCAAGTAAAGTCTTTATCAACAAAGAAGAAGCTCTTCAAGTTAATTTTAAAAATAAAAAATTTACTAATCCTTTTATTACTTGCTCATTTTCAGGAAAAAACACAGTATTAACTATAGAAAATATTAATAATGAAAGTTTTTATGTAATCAATTGTACAAAACATTCTGGTATTGTTAACTATGTTGCTTCAGAAACAATACAACAACTTAACGATATAGATACAGATCTTGATACATTTTCTGATTTATTTGAGCTAATCGAAGGTACAAATCCTTTCGTTAAATATATTTAATATTAAATAAAAAAGGAATTGCAATGTCTAGAGACTTTTTATCAACTAGAATAAGAACGGGATCCTTAATCGGGAGTAACGAAGATAGTCAGAATTTATTAGAACCAAAACTAATAATATACTCAGAAGATTTTGCTAGTGATCACTTAGGTGGTCAAACAAATGACTTAGAAGTATTTTTGCAAAATAGCAATAACTATCCAAGTAATACTCTGTTATACGTCCACGGCGATCCTACGCAAAACGGTGTAGACGGAAATGGAATTCTTCCAAATGATCATTCGTCTGTATTTGGTGGAGATGTACTTATAAAAGGAACTTTGTTTTTAGATTATCTAAGAACAACTGCTGGCGAACTTATAAATTTCAATCAAATCGGATATGATTTACAAAATACGAATTATCTAAGTACAGCCCAGCCTGCACCTACAACTGCTGGTGAAGCAGATGCTATACTTGATAATAAAATTAAAATTAATGAAAATAGTATTGCGCAAATAAATTTAGTCAATACTCAAACAGCGACAAATTTAGATACTATTAAAAGTAATATCGGGCTAAATCTTCAAACATTACAATATACGCCAGATGAAACCACTAACTATATAAATACACCATCTGGAGTATCCTCAGTTTTTAATGCTCTGTCAATACTTGATGATAAAATATTTATTAATGCAGGAAATATTGAAACAAAAGCAGAAGCATCAGAAGTAAGTGATCTTCAACAAGAGTTGGACGATACACAATTAGGCTCGGGATTATTATCAAATGGCGCCTATGATGCAGATTTAAATTTAGAATATATTGATACAGCTACTTCTCTTTTTAACGCTGATGCTATTTTAGATCAAAAACTTCTGGAAACCCGGCAAATAGTTGATGCTAATGCAACATCTACTAGCAGCAATTCTGGCACAATAAATACAATAAACACAACATTAACGCAGCTTCAAACTGTAGTTGATGGAAACAGAGTTAGATCGCAAACTAATGTAACAGAAATTGAAAATAATTTAAATGGCTCACTTTTACTTCTAAATTATATAAATCAAAGTAATACGCTTGTTGGCATTACAAATAACAACGACACACTCTCGTTTAATAATTTTAATAACTTATCAGTACTAGACTCAAACGAAAGTATTATTAGTAATCTTTCTACAATTGATTTTGAAATAAACTCTATTGATAGCGACCTTACTACAATTGTTAGCTCCATCGGTTTATCATTAGAAGAAGATAGTTTTGGAGAGCTAGAAGCTTTTGCAAACACTACAAATATACTGAAAAATGTTGGAACAAATCAAAACCCGAACCCTCTAACAATAAAAGGTGCTTTAGTAGCATTAGATTCTGAAATAAACGATAATTCTCAATTAATTGCAGGACTTAATAGCGAAGATATAAGAATATCAAACTTACAAAATAAAATAATTACAAACTTAGGTTTTACAGACCTTGAAAATAATGATTTTTCTTATCTGACTTTGTTCAATAATCAAAACCCGACACTAAACGATATAAGTAATGAAAATATAATTAGCGCCATTAAAATACTTGATAACAATAGAATAAGTCTTAAAAATGAAATCGACAGTCAAATTTTAGGCATAAACAATAATATTTCTAGAAACGGAAATATTATTTCTTCAATATCAAACAATACAGGTCTTTCGCCAGCAGGCAATTTGCCTACTAGTTATGTTGCAAATAATACAGTAACGTTTATAAATAATACAGATACGCATCATATTGCTATTGGTAAACTAGATTTAGCAATTAAAGAAAGTAGAGCTTTAATAGCAGGAATTGAAGGCGGCAATCAGCAATTAAACTTAAACAATATTGCGTCTGCAGTTGGTTTAGAAAACACAGCAAATCTAGGTCAACCTGCAGTCTATGAGTTGCCTTCCTACGGTAACAACCCAATTAATATTACTGATGGTGACTCACATCATGACGCAATTATTAAGCTAGACGCTGCAATTAAATCAAATATTTTTGAATTAGATGGCATAGATCCTGATCCTAATAACATAACAAAATCGGACGGTAGAATACTTCAATATGTCGCCAGAGATGAAACTGATCCTAATAATATAATTGAAGAACACTTTAGATATGTTGATGCAACAACTGGCCCGCAAGGACCACAAGGCGAAGTTGGACCACAAGGTCTACAAGGCCCAGAAGGTCCTCAAGGCATTCAAGGTGATCAGGGGCCTCAGGGCTTACAAGGTGACCAAGGTGCCCAGGGTGACCAGGGACCTCAAGGTGAAGCCGGTCCACAAGGTCTTCAAGGTCCAGCTGGTGCTGCAGGCGCCGCCGGTGCTGCCGGGGACCAAGGCCCTCAAGGTGAAGCTGGTCCTCAAGGTCTTCAAGGCGCTGCGGGTGCTGCGGGTGCTGCGGGTGCAAATGCGCCAACAATATCAGGAGTAAACATAAGTGGATCAACAATTACTACTTCATTTAATGGTGCAATTGATGCTGTTGTTCCTGATGGTTTTAGTGTTTCAATTGCTGATTTAGATAATGTAGACATTAACTTAAACACTATTACTGATGGTAAAATTCTTAAGTGGGATGATAATACTAACAAGTTTGTAGCTGCCGATGACATAAATGGAGGCGGAGGGGGAGGAGCCGATTTAACCGTTACAGATAATACAACATCTGTTTTACAAACTTCAACTTTAGACGTCGAACAATTAGCAACTGTTACAGATTCAGGAAACAACGAAGCAACTCTAGTGGGTATTATAGGTAATGCTGAAGACAATTACGACGATGGGCTATTTACAGACTTTACTCCTAAAACAACAATAGGCACTGCAATTGATAGATTTAATGAAGTTTTAAAGGCTTTAGCACCTTCACCTGCTCCAGATCTTGACCAATTTGATGTCGATACTGCA